GTCCATTAGGAGTTGTGAATGCATAACCTTCTGCAGTAGAATCAGGTGTCCAATTCAACCAATAAATTCCTCTTTTATCTTTTGTAATTTTAGGATCAAGACTCATTATAATCTCCTTTTATCTCTTAGCAACCCTGTTTCATGTTCCCATTTTCTGTCCAATAAAAATTGCATAATAGGTAAGATTATTGGCAATACTTAATATTATATTTCTTCTACACTAACTATGTCATAAGGAGGAACATCATGTTCAACATGTTGGTCCCAATTACTGAATTCTGCAACTCTTCTAGCATCTTTTTCTGTTTCAGCAACAACCTCATGAATTCTTAGATATTCTCTTTCAGCACCAGTGTTCTCATCAATAAAAGTTGGATTACCTTCTGGTTTTGAAATAATTTTAAATAATTTACTCATGTAAATATCTTCCTTCCCATACTGGATGATCGGCTCTTGCTGTAATTCTTAATGCTCTGTCTCCATCTCCTGATTCTGAGACAGATATTTCAGCGCCTTTCATCTTATTAACTAATTCTCTTGGAAAGAGAACACTCTCTCCATCACTTGTGTAACCTTCATCTAATAACATTTTGTAAAGACAAAGTGCAGAATTTGCCACAGTTGTTGCTGCAACTCTGGTCATTCGCAATTCTTCTTCAAGCTCTTTAATTTTTGCTTTCTGTAACTGCACTACTTCTTCGGCAGAAATATCAAGTTGAGGAATAATAGATTTTATTGCTTTTTCTACTTCTTTTTCTACAGGACCAGCAGCCCATTTAGCTGGTGGTGCATTAATTACTGCATCTCTTGGTTTTATTATATTTTTCATATAACAATTATACCATTTAAGACGCAGTAATTTTAGCTACACCAGTTGCATCCCAAACAATGCTAAATGTTCCTGAAGCAACAGTTTCATCCCCACCGAAATCAACATATGTCAACACAGGGTCTGTTGTAGTTGCACCAGCTGTATTTACATATATAACAGCAATTCTTGCTGTAAATGAAGCTGTAGTCCAAGATGCATCGGTCGCATCAAGTCTTGTTTCATTTGTACCTGTGTCATATGATGTTGATTTGCCAGTTAGTGAAAGTCCTGGAGTAGAATAACCTGTCCCAGCAATTTCGTTTGTTGCATCATCCCAGAAGTCATCTGTATCTTGGTTAGGCACATATGTAGCTGTATGTAAAGAACAAACAACATCATCTGTTACCCAATCAACTCTACGTGCAGATGTTGTTGAATACTGTCCTAAAAGCCCATTACCGTACCACTTACTTGTAACCGCCATTTAATTCACCTCACTCTCGTTATCTCTACCAATAAACTTATCAAATAATTTACCAATTTTACTACGTTCACTATCAGAAAACTCAATAGTTTCTCTTCCAGAGTAGTATTCCCCTAGATTATTTACTCCTGCTGCCCCGCCTGTAGGAGAAACAGTAGGAGGAGTTGATACTTGTGTATTTGTAGCAATAAAATCAAGTTGTTTCTGGAATGCATCTGGAGTTAATGTCTTAATACCTAGTTTATCTAATGTGTCTCTAATATCAACTGGCATCATTGCTGCATTTGAGTTAGCAAATGACTGAATAATAGCTCTCATTGTTTCAACATCTTGTGGATCAAAACCAGTTGTAATCTTTGTACAACTTGCTCCGCCAGAGCCAAAATTAAGTTCTAGAAGCTGAGGAATAAGATATCTATTGATTTGATCGTCAATTTCAGACATAATTACTGACTGTGATTCTTGGAAAATATCTCCAAATGCTTGTGCTGTATTTCTAGCTGATGAATTACCTTCAATAAGTGCCTGTTCAGGAACCATCATAGATCTAAGTTTCTGAATATCAAGATATTTAAACATAGAGTCAAGAGCATCGAAATCAGCCTTTGAATCCAATTGAGTAATATCCCATTCCTTAAAATGTGTACCCTTTTCATCAAGTCCCGCTGTGGCAATTGATGTAGGCATAGCTACATTGGCACCAGATCTTAGTTTTTCAGCTGTGACAAGAGCAGCAGAGCCAAAATCAACATCTTCTCCATCAGTTCCAATACCATCTGAATTAGGGTGCCATACCATAACAGGAGGATCAGCCCACTTTTCATAAGCTCTATCAGCTAGACCAAACTTATACCAATAACTCCACCAGAATCTATAAGCATACCCAAGCCTTGGGTAACCATAAATTGACCCAAAAACTGAATCTTTTTCATTAACAGCCCACAGGGACCAATCTACCGGGATGTTTTTTTGGTTGTTTTCTGGTGGCAAAAAGTTATATACAGAGGCACTTGACAAAGTTGTATATTCAATACCATTAAAGTCTCCATTACTCTTCCATTTTGGTGATGCATATCTTGGGTTCAAAGCTAAGAAAGGTTTCCAAACAATAGCATCAAGATTTTTATCGTCCCAAACTGGTTTATTTTTTGAATCTGGATCTTCTTTGTCTATATATGTCCAATCAGGTTTTATTGTTTCAAATCTTTTAACTATTGGCGAAAATCCATATGCTAAACAGTTTGTATAAGAAAGAATTAGCCTTCCATAAATACGTCTAAGCGCATTATCAATAAATGCTGCTCTCTGTGGGTCTTCTGATTTAATATACCAAGGCGCACGTACCAAAGGAACTTTAATAAACATTAGACCGAACGCAAGAATTGGATCTCTCTGCATTTGTTCTAATTTTGATAAAGGAATTGTATTTACATTGAATGGCTGTCCTAAGTAAGACTCTTCCTTAGTCCAAGCAACCCATCTTTCTGTAGATGCTTTTGTGCTTGGGCCTTTGTCTTTTATAACTTTCATCGGATTAGAATTAAAGTCAGCAAAACTTGTCATTCCAGTCATTCTCTCTATTTTATGCATTTACGGTCCCTTCAAAAAATTGTTACTCAAATATCTTGGCGCTGAATATTTTATTGGAGATTTACTTGTATAGTGTCGTTTACCTGTTTTAGGCAAAACTCCTTTAGACAAGCCTTTTCTCTCAATAACTTTGAGGTTTTCATTAGTATATCGTATTGCTGAAACAGTATGGTTGTAATCATCTACAGGGATTTCCTTTTCATACTCCATTCCTGACCTATTTTCTGGATAATGATACGCATTCATTTCTAATGGTAGCATTATACAACGTGTTGAATCGAATAAAAATAGGTCTTCTTTAATAAGATCATTTACTGTTCTTACTTGTTCTGGAATAGATCTTGTGCAAAAAAATTGTGTTTTAAGACCAATTGCGTGCCAGTCTCGTCTGTTATCAAGGTTAGCAGGATCAACAAATCTATATTCAACATGAAATTCTGGATACATTTTCTTCCATTGTGCTTCTCTATCCATTACCATTGCTGCAATTTCCATGTTTCCTACTTCAGATTTATATATTTCATCAAATACTATACGAGTTCCAGCTTTAATTAATCTGTTTGGAGCATCTTTTTTCTCTTGATCTGCTCCCCACCAACGAATATCTCTGTTCAAAACTTGTGTCCATTCAACAGCAGCAGGGTTTGCTCCACCACTAAAGTCCACCCCTTGTACAATCATGCCAAATTCTGGGCGAGGTTCCCACCACTTAATAGACATTCTTTGTCTGTCAAATCCTTTAAATACCATTCCACCTGTTTCAGGTTTTGAACATTCTTGCTGGGCTTCCCAAGTATTTCTATCATTTGCCTCAAATCTCTTGTGAATATCTGTCAATGGAGTAAACCCATCTGGTTTTGCAAGTCTTCCCTTACAAATATCTACAAATAGACGTGGTTTACCGTCATCCCATTTGCCGTTAACAACTCTGTCACACTCACATGTTTGTTCTTTTGGCATTTTTGGGAAAGCAATTTGACAATTATTCACTGGTTTAGCTGATTCAACAAAACACCAAGTATAAAGCTTGTAAGCTGGGTTAAACCCTTGTCTTTCAGCTTCTTCAATCTCATTTATTAATCTTTGCATCAGACCAGAAGAACTTTTTCTTGTTGAAGTTATCCAGTCCTGAGCAATAATTGTCATTTCTAATTGTTCTCCATTTGGTCCATCTACAAAATAAGAAAGGCTTTGTGAGATGTTTCTTGACTCCAAATATACACCATAATCCATAATATCTACCTCATCAGTGTGTACTTTTGGGGCATGAGGACCGTTAACAGCTGAAATTGTTCCTGGAAGGATTTCTACCTTAGCATCATTTATAAATTGTGTAATTTGCTGAATTGATCTAGCAATCATTGGATGTTTATCAACATCATCTACTTTTCCATGAATTTTAAGAAGAATTTTTAAGTTTTCATATACTCTATCAGCCTGGGCCAACTGCGCTCCAACACTAATAGACTGACAACGTGGCTTATAAATTGAATTCAATAGATGAATGATGGCTGAAGACATAGTTTTAGAACCACCACGAGAAGCCATAGCAATAGCACTTGTCACCCTCTCAAAATAAATATCCGAAATAAATTCAAAAGGAGAATTGTGTCCATCACAGACAGCAACTCTAGGAATGTTCATTCCAAGATTCTGGAGTATCCAGCGGTGCAATTCATCATCATCTTTTGGACCTAGAACTTTAACTTGTTTCTGCAGGCTCCTCGTTGCTGCTGCCATATCTCTCAATTGCTGGATATTCAACTGGCTCAAATTCTCCATCAATAATTGTTCCGGGGAAAATATTTTGGTCTTGGAGTTCTCCGAGGGCTGTTGCAAGATACTTGATAAGTTCGTCTCGCTTGAGTTGTTCAAATCTTAATTCCTCATTTTCTTGGATTTGTCTTTCATTCTCTTCTATCTGAAGAAGAGTTTTGATTGAATTAATTGCATTAGCTTCTCCACCTGTTTCAACAATCTCTTTTAATCTTTCAAAAAAGGTGTCTGCTTCTCCTGCAACTCTTTCTGCTACTTTTTCTGCGGCTCGAGGTTTTCTTGGTCTTCCACCAAGTCTTCCAAATTCTGCACCACCGAGTCTACCTTCAGCTACTAAGGTATTTGCATTGTCTCTTCTACGCTCTATTTCTTGTTGAGTTAGTTCCATAACCTATAAATTACATGATTTAAATATAGGTTTTCATGTTGTTGGTGACAAAAAAGATTTACAAACATTTTACAAAGTTTACAATTTGTTAACACTCTCCTTGCTATAATCTTCTTTAGGTTCTAGAGAAGAGAATAAAAGAAAAATAAAAAGAATATATAATAATATACTTAAGTATATATAAGTATGTTTATATATAGCGTTGTATACTATATATATAACACATGGCACTTTTTCTAGTATTCCACAATCGGACTTTGACACCGAATTTTCCTTACACGCACCTAACAGGCTTCTTCTGCTATCCTTCATCCAACACTTAACGAAGGAGATAGATGGATACAGAGAAACTCTTGATCGACAAAATGGCCCATACCGGGTCAGTGGACAAGATCCTGATTGCAGGTATCAATGAAGATTCCTTTAAAAAAGAAGAGTATAAAAATATTTTTCTTTTTATAGTTGCACATTTTAGAAAATATAAAGTTTCTCCAACTCTTCAAACTATCAAAGAAAAGTTTCCAGAACATCTTTTTGAGATTTCTCAGGATTCTATTGACTATCTTAAGGATCAATTAATCAATGATCTTAAAAGACGCGCCGCAATGGATGCTCTTTATGATCTTGCTGAATGTATTGATGACCCAGAATTGATCCCGGTTATTGATGATATTTTTCTAGAAAAAGCTAGAGAACTAACTCAATTATCACCTGGCTCTATTTATTCTTCTTTTAAAGATATGGATAAAAGAATTGAAGAATATGAATCTGGCGAAAATCTTAGCGGTGGAATTGAAATGGGCATTCCTCAACTTGATTTTTTAACTTCTGGGATGCAACCTCATGAATATATAACTATTGCTGGATTTTCTGGAACAGGAAAATCTACATTGGCGCAGTTTATCCTTCATAATGCTTATATGCAGGGTAAAACACCAATGTACATTTCTCTAGAAATGGAAGCTAAGGCTTTGTTCCGTAAATGGGACACAATGACAGTAAACTTTGAATATAATAGACTTAAAAGAGGCACACTCCATGAGTCTGATTTAGTAAAATGGAAAGAAGCTGCTGAAATTATTCGCGCCGGAGAAAATGATATGATTGTGCTAGATGATGTTCGTGGATGCACAGTAGATAGAGTCTATGCTGAACTTACTAGACACGTTCCAGATATATTGTGCATTGATTATATCACTCTTATGGATACAACTAGAGCGCAGGGAAATCAGCTTTGGGAGAAGGTTACAAATATCACTCAGCAGTTAAAACAAATTTCACGTTCTCTTAAGATTCCCATCATAGGTGTGGCACAGACGAACCGCAGCGGGTACGCCTCTGGTGCTACAATGGATAACATGGCGTTCTCACAGTCGATTGTGAACGACTCAGATATTATTCTTGGTCTTCACCAAGATGAAGAAATGAAGGAGTCAAAGAAAATGGAATTACGTCTTCTTAAAAATAGAGATGGACAAACAGCAGAATGTAATTTACTCTGGAAGATGAACACAATGGAATTTAAACCTTGGAATGAAACAATGGCATTTACAGAAAGGGGCAACGTATGAACGACGCCGACATCATCCGCGAGGAGTACGAGGCCGCGCTCGCTGCCGCGACGTGGTATGAGCGGTGGCGTATCGAAAGCCGTGGGCGCTTCGTTCCTGCTCTCGACCGTCTCGTGAAAGACCGGGAACAGATCGGTAGAGACGCGATCTTCTATAAGTCGGAGTGGTTCAAGATGGCCGACAAGTTGAGTGCTACGGAGGCCGCGTTACGTGACGCCCAAACCGAACGGGACAGGTGGCGCGCTCTCGCGGAAGGCTGGAAGCGAGTGGACGACGTGGAGCAGCATCGTGTCTGACCACGCCGACGCGATCCGGGAGGGAATCTTCAAGCTCAATCGCCGCCACTCCCCGAGGGGGAGTGGACTGGCCGAGGCTACCGCCGTCGATCTTGTAACGACCCCAATGCTCGCTGCTCTGGACGCTCTTGTCGCCGAACGAGAAGCGGATCGG